ACGTTCACTAGGTCGTAACAAATGGGCATTGTATAATGCTCTTACTCATTGGGCATCACATCCAACAGAAGCTAACAACCCTCATCGTGCTGAGGTGTTGCGTCACAACGAGATCACCAAAGCTATGCAGTCTAGCCGTTGGGATGGACTTGGTGTTGAGGATGTCAAAGAACTAACATAATTCCCTCGAGGGATAGCTATACAATTCATGGTGTACCACTGGTTAAATACGGGTCTAGGTACGTAATACAATGATCAACAGGAGTTGCTTCCTGTCAGCACAGATCATGAGTTGTATAGCAACTAATATATATACCTTTGTGTCGGCCAGTCGCACCCTAACAAGGATGGGTTATCACTTAACTAAATACAATGCGTGCGAAGAAGTATTTAGAGGTAAATATATCTAACCACAACAACAATGGAGAACACAATGAACAGTACGTTCGTAAACTATCTATCCGATCTTATCGGATCAGCATGTGAAAGAGAATCAGATGCTATTAACATAGCTAATCAGGTTTGTGTGTTGGCACCTCATCTACATCAGTCTAGTTTTGTAGAGAGAACCAAGAAATCTTGGCATATGATTCAAGAGCAACCAATGCTCGAGCACTATGGTGTCAATAGAATTAAGGAGTACAGCCATGAGTAGACTTAAAGATGAAATGATTGAGGCCGAGCAATACTTCGGCGAGTGTCTCAATGAGGGCATGACTAACAAGCAAGCCTTCGATAGCGTGCGTGAAAAGTATTGCATCAACACATGCTTTGCTATCATGGCTACGCAATTAGTTAACTACGCCAATGACTTCTCACTTGACCAAGTAAGAATCCATACCCAAGACAACAAGTCTCAATCAGAACACAATGAAGATGTTAACTATATATACAAAAAAAAGTCTAAAAGTTTTTAATACTTTGGACCACCTTGCCGACCACTGACACGTCGGCAAGCTTTCTATTCTCTGTATAGACAGGGCTTTTATGCACTATATACTTTCCCATCACTTGACCAATTAAAAATCCATCATCACACTCAAACATAAGAACATCTTCATCTTTTAATTTGGCATCTTCTTGAATGATGATCGTATCACCTTTGTTAATTCCCGCAGCACCATAACCTGATGGCTGTTGCAATTCCATAGCAAGTAACTTGCCTTCAATACCATGAACGTTTACGTATCGCACTCTATTACCCTCCGTATTTAACACCTCTAAAGTTCTTGCTTCTCCTTGTGTACTTGACGTACGTGGTTCACTGCCTGCGATTGCAACTAACTTAGCAACAGTCCGACTAGAAGGTATGTATTCAGAAGCTCCACTTAAGAACCTCGTGATTGTGGACTGAGAAATTTTGGCTTTACTTGCCCACTCATACGCTGACATATGTTGGCTAGCTATGACACCCCTCATCCATACCTTGAGAGCTTTTCTCTCTAATTCATCTGTGTTACTATGCATAAAAGCATACATAACAGTTCCCCCAAGAATGCGTTAGCATTATTAAAACACTGTATTTAAAAATATACTATTGTAAACAGTGCATAAATGCAATACATTATCTAGTATGAAAATAGATAAATACATACAACAACTAGAAAACATAGCAGATCAGTGTGATATACGCCTCATTGATATGTTTACGCACGCCGGTATTCCAACAAGCACATACTATCGTGCAAAGAATGGAGTTGATTTAAGATTTGATACAGCAGAACGAGTCGCAAATGCATTCAGAGATGTTCAACTACAGAGCCAAGCCAGTACCAGTCGATCCTAATTGGCTTGAACTTGTTGGCTCTTTAGTAACTAAGAGAAACAAACTGCGTATATCGCAGGAGGCACTCGCCGATAAGATCGGATGTGCCAATAGCCTGATAGGTAAATGGGAAAGATACGAACGATTGCCTTCAGGTTACATGCTTCTCTATTGGATACAAGCCTTGGAATGTAAGCTAAAAGTTAAATGAGAACGTGTGATGTATGCAACAAAGCATCTCGTTACTTTACTAAAGTAAAGAGTGACCGAACATACTTCATATGTTTCACATGTAAGGAGAAATCAGGATGGCAAGCACGGCTAGCCGAAAAGGAACATACCATGAGAACTTCTTCGTCAAACTCTTTAAGTCGTGGAAGATCAAGGTCAAGCGTCAGCCGCTTAGTGGAGCATTGGGAGGCGAGTATAAAGGCGACCTCGTCATCAACCTCAACGGACAAGACATAATTGCGGAGGTAAAATACCGTAAGAATAGCAGCTTCCCCTCACCATTCACAACCATGGTGAACAGAGACGCTGTTATATATAAGCGTGGTGGAAATGATGAGCCAAGATGGGTCATGTTTCTATCAGAAGAAACAGTGAAACGATTATGGAGAACCAAATGAATTACCCAGTAGAAGCAGAAGATATTATTGATTCAGTACCTCAAGTAAAAGATGCCGTCTTTGCCGTATATAACCATGGATTCATGGAAGGTATAAAAGAAGGCCAACGATTAGCATTAGAAGCACTAGATAAATCTTTTGAAAAACCAAAATAGATATGTCGTTCCAAAATATCCAAGGTATTATGGATGCAGATGTTGGTGATCCACTCGCTAAGCTAGTGTTGTTGGTCATCAATCATCATGCACATAAGAATACTAACGTTGCATTCCCTTCAATAGAAACCATAGCCAAGCTATCAGGTATGAGTCGACGCACAGTCATACGCAAGCTTGATGTTCTTGTATCGAAAGAACTATTGCTAAGGAAAAGACAAGGGAGAAATCAAGTGAACATATATAAAATAGTGAAGTGCCAGGAGGACACCCCGGAAGTGTCAGCCAGTCCATTACCTAGTGACACAGTGGCATCCAAACCTATAAGTAATCAACCATATAAAGGGGGTAACAAAAATGCCACTTCAATTAGTCACCAAGGATCAGTCATCAACGGCACTCCAAAGCCTAACAACTACTTCTCCAAAGGAAATAGAAGAGACAGTTCTTTCTACAATGGAATCGATATTGGACTTCGAGGAAAAACTAAATCGGGATTTTAGTATACGTGAGTACGTATTAACCAAGACACCTACATCTTCTCAGTTAACCAAAGCCAAAAAGATTATGGCTTTTGCTATGACACCAATGCCACAAGCTGATGTTGAGCAAGAGTTACTTAACACACTGGCTGTCATGGCTAAACAAACTGGTCTTACGCAACAGGACTACGCTGTAAAGTTACGGCTGATGGCACAAGACCTTGATGATTTTCCTGCTGATATATTATTATTCGCCACCAAATATATCAGACGTACCAAAACGTTCTTCCCTTCTCTGTCTGAGATACGTGAAGCCGGGGAGTGGCGATACCACAAGCGTAAATTATTGTGTGAAATGGTGCAGAAAAGCACAAATAAATAATAAAACAGCTTGATTAGTTGCATAAATGCACTACAATAACTATAAAAAAGGAGAACACTATGACTATTGTTTCATTACAACAACCTATCCGTGACCCTAATTGGAGAATGGGATTCATTGGTGGGTCAGATGCCGTCAAGATTATACGTGGAGACTGGCATGATTTATACAATGAGAAGATTGGTATAGCACAACCATCCGATCTATCTTATATGTTCAATGTTCAGCTAGGTACATACACAGAAGAGTTTAACCTTGCATGGTTTGAACAAGAGTATGGTGTGCAAGTTATGGACACACAGCCTGAGTTTAAGAAAACTATTGAAGGTATACCATTCAAAGCCACACTTGATGGGATCATCACTGATCCGGAAAACAACAATAATTACATTGGAGTGGAGTGTAAGCATACCGGTTCATTTAAAAAGTTTGATGACATACTTACCTACTACTACCCACAGATACAGCTATACATGAAAGTTGCTGACCTTAGTCACATGTATCTATCAGTTATCTTTGGCAACCAATGGGAATGCAAGTTAGTCGCACAAGATGAAGCTGAATGGTTGCGTATGCTCCCTATCTTCAGAGATTTTTGGGGTCATGTTATTAAGAAACAACCACCAGTAGCAGAAATGCCAAACGAATTACCATCCAACGTACATCACATGACGTTGGATAATATGGTGGCTCGTGATGCAACTAAAGATAATCAGTTCAAAGATTTAGAACATGCATACATAGAAAATGAATCTCTTTCAAAACTATTTGAGTTTGCAAAGAAAGAATTAAAGGCTCTTGTCAAACCCAATGAACGTGAGGTTTACACAGATAAACTATCCATCAAACGCAACAAGCGTGGTGCATTAACCATCAAGATTAAGGAGGCATAGTCATGGGATATGATTTTACAGATAGCATTGATGAATGCTGTGAAGCAGTAGTTGGTCACAGAAACTGGGGATTTGCAGAGAAGTCTGACTATGAAAAAATTATGAGCCAACGCAATGGTGATAGTCCACATAGCGATAGGATACATTCTATTGTTGTATTTTATAACGATGATTTTACTGATGAAGACGAGTTATGACCTATCAGGATAAAAAAGAAAAGTGGTGGGCATTTCATAATGCCAACCCATATGTGTACCACTTGTTTCAAATGTATACACATGAAGCCATTAACTCAGGGGCTGAGAAGTGTAGCCCTTGGTTAATCATTGGTCGCATCAGGTGGGAGACTGCCATCAAGACAACAGATGACGACTTTAAAATAAGCAACGATTACATAGCCTTTTATTCAAGGCTATTTATGTCATGGAATCCGAAGCATAAAGGATTCTTTAGAACCAAACCAATGAAGGGAGAAGCATATGCCAGAGCAAAATAAAAATGGGGTCAACCCCACAACGAGTCAACCCCAGAGTGTCAAGAGTTTTGGAGAACACAAGACACCCCAAGGTACCAAAAAAACACATACAAATCAATACGTGGATTGCACAACAATAGCAGAAGCGTTGATGATGTTTCAAAAACTTGCAGTCAAAGCAACTAAAGACAGTAGCAATCCATTCTTTAAGAGTAGCTACGCAGATTTAAGTGCTGTTATTGGTGCGGTTGGTGAAGCTGCACAGTTTGGATTGTCATTCACACAAATGATTAAGTATGAAAACACTATCCTTACTGATGCTGAGCATAAGCAATACATGTATCGTGATTTGTTTGTTGAGACTGTAGTCATGCATGATGAAGATATGACACAGTTAACTAGTCGTTATCCAATACTTGTAGCTGACAATAAAAAGTCAGACCCACAGGCCATGGGTAGTGCCATAACCTACGCAAAAAGGTATGCTTTGCAAGCAATATACGGGTTGGCAACTGAAGATGATGATGCCAACAGTGCGTCAGGTAAAACCAATAGCAACATCCCAACCTTGAGCACAAAAACATCTAACCATCAATCATCACGCAACGGAGGTTTCTAAATGGAACAACAGCAATATGACGACACGGATCGAGGTGCAATCTTCAAGCCTAAAGACACACAACAACTCGTTGGTAGTGGCAAACTTAACAGCAATGGACAAGAAGAGTACCATGTCTTTATCAAAGCCACACTACCTGATGGCAGAATTATCCGGGAGATATTCAAAAAGGTAGGTGTACTATTTGAGAATGAAAACCCTAATCCCAAAGCACCGCATCTATCAGGTGACTATGAGGATAGACGCATAGCCGTATGGTTTGCCAAGTCTCAATCAGGTCTTGATTATATGGATGCAAAGATAGGTGATAAGACACCTAAGCCTAGCATTGTCGACAATAGTCCTAATGAATACGAGCAAGCCAAGCAAGGTATTCAACCATTAAATCAAGTCATGAGCAATATAACCGAGGAGCCTGATCTTGTTGACGAAATCCCTTTTTAGTACGCATAGCGTAGATCACATAGCAGGTTCACTGCAAACTTCAGTAGGTAAGCTAAAGAAATTAATAAATAAAAATAGCATACCATACATAAAAGTTGGACATCAGTGGAGACTTGAACAAGAATCATATGAGCATTTGATGGAGAAATTAACGTGTCACTCTTTTTCTATAGACGTACCAATAGTCAATACTGGTGGGTACGAGGTAAAATATACTACTCAGACAAGCACATCTCAGTTTGCCAAAGCACAAAGTGTGTTGCGAAACGAGATGCAAAGGAAGTAGCTAAGTCTATAGAAGAGCAAGCGTTAACACACTTGAAAGGCAACGGCATACCAGTCGTTGCCTTCAGTGCATCAGTTATTAAATGGACAGAGTTACAACGCAGAAGTGATGGTGATCTATGGAATGCTGAACGATTACTTAGGTTCTTTAGAGACCGGGATATACACGCAATAGTCTTAGATGATTGGCAAAGGTTTACTATTAAACATTTAAAAAATTATAAACCTTCTTCCTATAATAGAGTGCGTGATACATTCCAAGCTATACTTAAAGTATCAGGACTTAAAGTTGTTAATGATGAGAATGCAAAAGATGCATTGTATATACCAATACGCAAAGTAAAAGGTAGCCGTGTTATCTACCTATCACATGAACAACGAGAGATGTTATTTAAACACTACCCTACTTGGTTAAAGTCTTGGGCTATTGCTAATGCATACCATGGATTTAGAAAAGGTGAAGCTCGACTACTAGAACGTAGCGATATAAACTTTGAAGAAAATATTATACGCTTGCCTATGTCTATTACTAAGTCAGAACAAAACAGATTCATACCTATGCATAATAGATTAAGAGAAGCTCTGTTAAGTGAGGGATTTAGACATGAACGTTTTGTATTTGTTAACTCCAAAGGACAGCCTTATGCTAAACAAGGACCACATGTTGCACACAACACAGCCTTGCGTAAAGCTAATGAAGAATTAAAAGACACTAGTGTGCCTACAATACCACGCTTTACTATACATGATTGGAGACATCACTTCGCATCATGGTATCTTATGAGTGGTGGTGACGTTGAATCACTAAGACAAATAGGTGGATGGTCTGATCTTAAAATGGTACAAAGATACGCTGCCGTTTCAAGCCAACAAAAGAGGGATGGAATTAAC